GAAAAAAAATGCCTAGAAAATTAAGTAAAAAACAAAAAGCATTAGCACGTATTGCTAAACCTCGTAATAAGATTACAGGTGCAGATTTTAAAAAACTAAAAAAAAAGAAAAAAACTAAGGGATTATTAGCCTAATGGCTATTACCTACAGAGGTGAACGCTTTAGTGGTTATAATAAACCAAAAAGAACACCTGGTAAGTCAAAAAAGTCAGCTGTGTTGGCTAAAGAAGGATCAAAAATACGTCTTGTACGCTTTGGAGACCCTAAAATGTCTATTAAAAAAAACGTACCTGCTAGACGTAAGTCATTTCGTGCTAGACATGGATGTGATAAAGGCAAAATAAGTAAATTAACTGCAAAATACTGGAGCTGTAAGGCTTGGTAAAGGAGAAATACTATGGAAAAAATTAACGCATTAATACAATGGGTCAAAGATTATCAATCTTGGACTAAAAAAGATTACATAAAAGCAGGAATTGCTGTTATTGTTGTTGTTGTTATCGTGGGATCTATATTTTAATGGCTCATGGAGGCAAAAGAACAGGAGCAGGTAGACCAAGAGGTGTCACCGCAGGAACGAAGCACGAACGTCTGGAAAAGATGTTAGGTAAAGGCACAAAAACGCCTTTAGAATATATGTTGAACATATTAAATGACCGCAAAACATCACCAGAAAAGAAAATGTGGGCTGCTGAGAAAGCTGCACCATTCGTACATCCTAGATTAGCTTCTGTAGATCAAAAAATTAAAGGTGAAGAGGGAGAGCCTGTAGAAATCGAAGTTAAGTGGAAAGAATAAATTGAAAATTGAAATACCCTACAAACCACGACCATTACAAAAAGAATTACACACACAATTAAAACGATTTAATGTAATTTGCTGTCATCGCAGGTTTGGAAAAACTGTTTTTGCAATTAATCATTTAATTAAAACAGCATTAAGTAAGCCAAATAGACGTTTGGCATACATAGCACCTACGTATCGTCAAGGTAAGAACGTAGCATTTGACTATTTAAAAGAATACACTCAACCTTTAATGAAATTAGGTGGCTCACGTCACGAAACAGAGCTTAAAATAGACTTATGGAACGGATCAAGGATTCAAATCTTTGGTTCAGACAATCCTGATGCCCTTCGTGGATTAGGATTTGATGGAGTATGTTTGGATGAGTTTGCATTAATGTCCCCTAGAACATGGACAGAGGTTGTAAGACCTGCTGTATCAGATAAACTTGGGTATGTGATCTTTATTGGTACTCCAATGGGTCATAACCAGTTTTGGGATGTTTACGATCTTGCAAAACGTAGAGGTGGAGACTGGAAAGCAGTCTTATACAGAGCCTCTGAAACAGATATTATTGGCAAAGAAGAATTAGAAGAAGCTCGATTGACTATGCCAGAAGATCAGTACGAGCAAGAATTTGAGTGTAGTTTTCAAGCTGCTGTATCAGGAGCTTACTATGGTAAACAAATCCAAAAAGCAGAAAAAGAAAACCGTATTGTCGATATTGATTACGATAAAAACATAGATGTAGAAACTTGGTGGGATTTAGGTATCGGTGATTCAACCGCAATATGGTTTGCACAACGAGTAGGAACTGAAGTTCGATTAATTGACTACTATGAAACCTCTGGTGAGGCATTGTCTCATTATGCACAAGTGCTAGAAAATAAAGCGTACAACTATGGTAGACACGTTGCTCCACATGATATTGTGGCAAGAGAACTTGGTACTGGTAAATCTCGTTTAGAAGTTGCATCTGAATTGGGAATACAGTTTGATGTATGTCCTAAGTTGGAAGTGCAACATGGTATAGAAGCTGTACGAAATACATTAGACCAGTGTTGGTTTGATCGTAATCGTTGTAAAGCTGGTATTGAATGTTTGCGTCAATATCGTAAAGAATATGATGACCGTATGCAAACATTTAAAAATAAACCCCTACATGACTGGAGTTCGCATGGTGCGGATGCTTTTCGTTATGGATGTGCAATAGATCCAGGAACAGCTAGCGTGTGGACAAAAGAAATAAATATTGATACAAGGTATATAGTATAATGGCAAAAGGAAAACCCCTAACAGAACACGAAGTAGCTGCGGTATTACAATCCGAAATACACGCATCTCTTGGTTATATTGGTTCAGATATTACATCACAAAGACAAAAGTCACTTGAGTATTATTTTGGAGAACCATTTGGTAATGAACAAGAAGGAAGATCACAAGTTGTTTCAACTGATGTATCTGACGTTATTGAATCTATTTTACCTACACTACTTAGAACATTTGCTGCAAGTGATGAAGTTGTTAAATGTGATCCTGTAAGTGCTGAAGATGAAGAAGTTGCAAAACAAGCAACTGATTATTTAAACTATGTATTTAACAAAGACAATGATGGTTTCATTACATTATACACTTTGTTTAAAGATGCCTTAATTCAAAAAAACGGTATTGCAAAAATATACTGGAACAACTCTACAAAAAGGGAACAAGAAACTTATGAACGTCTGAGTGATGATGAGTATTCTATGTTGATTGATGAAGATGGTGTAGAAGTAAAAGAACATACTGAATATAAAGACAAAGACGCAATCGAACAAAAAGATAAAATGTTAGAACAAATGCGTATGGATCCCAATATGGATCCCATGATGATTGCACAACTTGAAGATACACCTGTACCAATGTTGCATGATGTTGTTATAACAAGAACTGAAACGTACGGTAAAGTAAAAATCGAAGCGATACCGCCTGAAGAGTTTTTAATTGAACGCAGAGCAAAAAGCATTAAAGATGCAAATTTTGTTGCACACAGAACAACACAAACAAGAACAGATTTAATTGAAGCAGGATTTGATGCTGACATTGTAAACTCTTTACCAACTGATACACAAGACAAATACAACGAAGAAAAGATTACACGTTTTAGAAACTTAGATTATGATTACGACAGTAATGCTGGTGAAGCTAGTACAGACGAAGTAACAGTATTTGAATGTTATTCAAAAATAGATGAAGAAGGTGATGGCATTGCTAAGTTAAGAAAAATAACAATGGCTGGTACAAGTGGCTATGTTATTTTAGATGATGAACTTTGCGATAGTGTTCCATTTATTTCTGTAACACCAATTATGGTAACACACAGATTCTTTGGTAGATCAGTTTCTGAAATGACTGAGGACTTACAACTTATTAAGTCTACAGTAATGAGACAATTGTTAGACAATATGTATCTAACAAACAATAACAGAGTTGCTGTTATGGATGGTCAAGTTAATCTTGATGATCTTTTAACAAACAGACCTGGTGGCGTTGTAAGAACTAAAGGTTCACCTGGACAAGTTATGATGCCAATGCAAACGCAAACTATTAACAGTCAAGCATTTCCTATGTTGGAATACTTAGATACTGTTAGAGAACAAAGAACTGGTATCACAAGATATTCACAAGGCATGGATGCAGATTCACTAAACAAAACTGCAACTGGCGTTAATGTTATTTTAACTCAAGCACAAATGAGAGTAGAATTGATTGCTCGTATTTTTGCAGAGACTGGTGTTAAAGATATGTTTGAAAGAATGTTTGAACTTATCGTTAAACATCAAGACAAAGAAAGAATTATTAAAATTAGAAATAACTTTATTCCATTTAGACCTATGGAATGGAGAAACCGTTGCAACATTTCTATAAGTGTTGGATTGGGTACTGGTTCAAGAGATCAACAACTTTCTATTTTAAACAACATATTACAAACTCAACTCAAAGCATTAGAACTGCAAGGTTCAGCTGCTGGTCCTATGGTTAATATGCGTAACATCTACAATACACTTTCAAAAATTGTAGAAAACGCAGGGTTAAAAAATACTGGACTGTTCTTTACAGATCCAGATGTTGGTATGCAACAAATGCCACCACCACAACCACCACAACCAACAGAGTTTGAGAAAGTATCTCAATTACAAGTTCAAGGTGAGAACTACAGAAAACAAATAGATAGCGAAATTAGAATAAAACAATTAGAAAAAGACTATCAAGAAATGATACTGAAGTTTGAAACTCGTATAAAAGAACTTGAATTACAATATGGAACAAAATTAAATGAGGCTGAAATAAGAAGTAACGCTGTACTTGCAAAAGAAGATTTAATCCAACAAGGTAAGATTCGTGAACAAGCACAAAAAGCTATTCAAGGACAACTTGACCAATTTGGACAAATCGTGCAAAATGTAACTAATGAATCCGAGTAATTTACAAGACGAAAAAAATCGTGGTGAAAAAGCAAGACTGTTGCTTGAAGAGCCATTAATTAAAGAAGCGTTCGAGTTACTCAAAAAAGAATACAAACAAGCAATATTTCAAACTAAGTACAACGAAGGTGATACAAGAACTGCTTTGTGGCAGGCTTATCATATAACAGATAAGATAGAAAATCATCTTCATACTGTTGTAGAGACAGGCAAACTTGCAACTGTCCAACTTAATCAGCTAAAAAAGAATTCGACTTAAATCGAATACACCAACCCATTGGGGAGTGTAACATTTAACGAAAGGAGGTTGTTATGGCTGATAGCCAAGCAACTAACGTAATCGAAGCAGGAAATATTATCAAAGGTCTTATGACTAATGATACATCTGCCGATACACCTGTAGAAGAGGCAATAGCTAATTCTACACAACAAGAAGTAACAGATGAAGCAGAAGTACAAACTTCTAGCGAAGATACTGTTAACCCAAGCGATGTTCCTTACAAAACTTTTGATGAAGAACAATCTTCAGAAGAGGTTGTTGAGGAAGATCAAGAATTATCTGAGTCGAGTGATATACAAGAAAACTCTGAGGAGCCTGTTTACACTGTAACCGTTGATGGTACAGATTATGAGGTCACCCAAAATGAGTTAATTCAAGGGTATCAACGAAATGCAGATTACACTCGTAAAACACAGGAACTTGCTGTTGAAAAACAACAATCAAGTGAATTTGTTGAACGATCAAAAAAAGACGTTGAAGCAAAACTTGGACAATTGACACAATTAAACCAAGCTGCACAAGCTCAACTTCAAGAAGAATACGCTAATATAGACTTTGAAAAACTTTATGACGAAGATCCTGTAGAAGCTGCTCGTCTTGAACATAAAATGCGTAAAAAACATGAACAACTTGCACAAGTACAACAACAAACTCAAGAGTTACAAGCTCAAGAGTTTAATAAGTATCTTGAAGAGCAACAGAAACAATTAAATATTAAAATTCCAGAACTGTCTAATCCTGATAGAGGACCACAGTTTAGAAAACAAATGAGGGATTATCTTTCATCTGTAGGATTTAATAGTCAAGAAATTGATTCTGTATATGACCACAGATATGTGATGTTAGTGAGAGATGCGATGTCATATCGTAACCTCCAAAAAGCTAAACCACAAATTAAAAAGAAAGCGGTCAATGCTCCTAAAGTTGTGAAGAGCGGTGTATCTAAATCAAAAGGTCAACAACAAGCTGAAGCGAAACGTCAACAACTCTCAAAATTACGTAAGAGTGGACAGGTCAGAGACGCTGCAAAACTTTTTCGTAGTTTGGTTTAATCAACTTAAAAAGGAGACCTTAAATGGCACAACCAACCAACTTGTACGATACGTACGACACGACTGGTATAAGAGAGGATTTGACGGATGTAATTTATAACATTTCTCCCGAAGATACTCCTATACTTTCAGCGATTCCTAGAACCGCTGCTAAAGCTACAAAACACGAATGGCAACTAGACGCATTAGCTGCACCTGCCGCTAACTCAGTTATCGAAGGTGATGATGCAACTATAGATGCTATGAGTGCTACAACTAGAGCTAGCAACATGACACAAATTTCTGACAAAGTAATTGCTTTATCAGGAACTCAAAGTGCTGTTGATGCTGCTGGTAGAGCTGATGAAATGGCATATCAAATTGCTAAAAAATCAAAAGAACTGAAAAAAGACATGGAATTTGCTCTTATTAAAGGACAAGTTCAAGCTGTAGGTTCTGCTACTGCTGCTAGAGCATTAGGATCTATTCCTACATGGCTTGCTACTAACGGTGACGCAGGTACTAGTGGATCACTTTCTACTGGTGCTGGAGCTGACTTACCTAATTCAGGTACAGACAGAGACCTTACTGAAACAATCCTAAAAACTGTTATCCAAGAAGTTTATTCTTCTGGTGGTGATTTGGATCTATTGGTAGTTCCACCTACAGTAAAACAAGTAATCTCTGGATTTAATGCGAACACAACTCGTTTTGGTCCAGCAGAAAGCAAAGTAGAGTATGCTGCTATTGACGTTTATAGCTCAGACTTTGGAGACATTCAGGTGGTTCCAAATAGAGTTATGGCTACGACAAGTGAGAGCTTATGCTTCTTACTACAGTCTGATATGGCTGCTACTGCTTACCTAAGAGACTTCCAAGTAGGAGACCTTGCAAAAACAGGTGACTCTGAAAAGAAACAACTTTTAGTTGAGTACACTCTTGAGATGAGAAATGAAGCCGCACATGGTATCATTTTAGACATCAACCAATAATATAAACGGGGGAGGTTAATCCCTCCCCCTTTATAAAGGAAAGTATTATGTATTATAGATTAAGTGGAGTAGTTAAAAAAGTTGACTACACAGGAACTGCTGCAAATAGTTCTGCTATTTCAGCACAAGTAAGATATGTAAGATTATATGCGACAACCGATTGTTTCGTTACTATAAATAATCCAGCTGTTACAGCAACTACCGCTGCAACACCATTAGCTGCAAAAGATTATGAAATATTTAAAGTTGCACCTGGTAACATTATATCTGCTATTAGAGCATCAAGTGATGGCTCATTGTATATTTCAGAATTAACGGAGTAAGTATGACAACATCAAAAAGCCCAACTACCTTTAAAGTAAACATTAATCACACAGTAGCTGTTGCTGACTCTTCTGCGGCTAACAGTTCAGCTTTTGCAAGTGAAACTAGAGAAGTTAGAATTGTTTGCACAGTAGATGCTTATGTAGAATTTGGTTCATCACCAACCGCTACATCAGGTAGTTTAATTGTACCTGCATACACGCCTGAGTATTTTAGAGTTGCACCTGGTACTAAAGTAGCATTTTTAAGAGTAGGATCTGTTACTGGAACTGCAAGAATTACTGAACTTACACAGTAAATGAAAAGATTTTCATTTCGAGGACAAGACCGTTATCGAGATCGTAGAACAGATGTACCTAATGATCTTTTACAACTTGAAAATAGAACATATTTATTAATGGAAGAGGGATCAAACCTTCGATTAGAACAAGCAGTGGGTACTGTATTTAGCGGTACTCCTATTTCTAACTAATGGCTAAAAAAGCAAAATCATATTCAGCACACGTACCTGGTCCTAAGAAAAGAACTTCAATTGGACAGTCTGTTAGATCAAGACCTAAAAATAAACAGAAACGTAGAAACTTTAAACGGTATGTTGGACAGGGAAAATGATCTTTGATGAGCTTGTTAAATTATTAAAAGAGAAGGAAAAATCTTCTCAACAAAAAAGTAAGAACAAAGAAAGAAACAAAGTTTTAAGAAAGAGAGTAAAGAATGGCTGATAGTAAAATTTCAGAGTTGAGTGCATTAACTAGTCCTGCCAATGATGATGAATTTGTAGTAGTTGATACTGATGCTGGTGTAACAAAACGAATTACATTTTCAAATTTAAATTCATCTGTATCAGCTGTTGCCACAAGTATTGCTGCTGATAATATAACAACTGGTGATGCTGTTGTTACCATAGCAACAAGTTCTGGAAACATTACTATTGACGCACAAGCGGGTGATGCTGATATTATATTTAAAGGTACAGATAACACTTCAGACATTACAGCATTAACACTAGATATGTCAGAAGCAGGAGCTGCTGCATTTAATTCTACAGTTACTGCTACAGGATTTATCATTGGTAGTGCATCTATTGATGAGACAGAATTAGAAATATTAGATGGAGCTACTCTTTCTA